TTGGTATTGGACAGTGTTTTCCGGCGATACGGCTGGAACCTTGTACGTCAATACGTATTCGAGCAGAGTTCCCGTTAGGCCGGCATCTCCGACTAATTTCCCCGTCAATCTCTCCGGGCGCCTGAATCAAACCACGTCAGAAATCACTGGGCCTTCAGGGTTTTTGATTCCAGGTGGAGCATTGGGTCCAAATGGCGCTATTAAGGCGTACCTCCGAACGCTTGGAAGCAATGGTGCAACCAACAAATATTTGCGTTTGTATTTGGATGCTACACAGGTAGGCCAAATCGGCCCGATAACAACCAACCCGAACGCAGAGTATCTGGTATCTATTCGTAATCAGGGATCAGAAGCATTGCAATGCAATAGTAGGACATCGTATGTTACAGGAGTGGGATCGGTTGGAGGAACAGTTTCAGGCGCTCCTGAGTACTCCTCTGTTGATACCGGAAGTGATAAATCTTTCTCTATTAGCCTTCAGAATAACACAAATACCGGGTCATTTATTTTGTTGCACGCCGACGCCACAGTTACCTACGGAGCCTAGACCATGGCCAAACTAACTTTTACAGGACCAACTCGTGAGGCTGATGCTGAGGCCGCTCGTGCCGCCGCGGAACTGGCCGGAGACGCAGCCCATGTGCATGTGATCCCGGCAGAGAAAGTCATCCGCGTCTATACCGGCGCCGATGTCGTGACCTTCGACCCGCGCCCGACTGTCAGCAAATGGCAGTTTGTCCAGGCCTGCGCCGCTGCGGGAATCTCAGAGGCTCAGCTGGATGCCGCCGTGGCATTGCTGACGCCAAAGAGGCAACGATTCTGGCGCCTTGGTCCGCCAATCGACCGTGACAACCCGTTCTCATCTCGTCTGCGTACCAACTTGACTCCCGTTCCAACACCCGCCGCGTGGAATGCCATATTCCTGGCTGCCGCTGCGCTCGACCCGCTTACCGTCTGAGGAATCATCATGGCCATTACACGCTACTACACCGAAGCCGAAGCCATCGCCGTTGTTGTCGCCGACGGCGGCGATCCGTCATGCAACGTGCGCTGGTTCTCGACCTCTCCGCAGTGGGAGGCGCGCACCGGTTCCGACCGCAACTATCCGCCAGAGATCTACAAGGTCTCCCGCGAGATTACCGCGCAACTCACCCCGGAAGAAAAGGCGGGCATCTTTGCCGCCGCGCTCGCCAATGCGGAATCGACCGCTGGCCTGTCCGTTGCCTTGATCCCCGTCTCGTCCGATGTCGGCTTTTCCATGTCCGAAGCGACGCCGGTCATTGAGCAGCTTGTGAATGATGGCCTGCTGACGCCTGCACGCGCCGTGGCGCTGCTCAGCTAATGACAACCGCCCTGCAGTTGATCACCGGGTCCATGCGCCTCATCGAGGCCGTGGAATCCGGCGAGACGCCGACGACGGACGAGCAGGCCGACGCGCTCGCCGTGCTCAATCAACTGCTGGAGTCGTGGAGCATCCAGGGCCTGGCGGTCTATCGGCGCGAGTTTTCGCCGTATGTCACCGTCGCGTCTCAGGCCAGCTACGTGGTCGGCGCTGGCAAAGAGTGGGACGGCGCGCGTCCGGCCGCCATCGCGGAAGCCTATGTGACGATCGACGGCTATGACTACGGGCTGCGCGTGCTGAATGATTCGGAATATGCCGCAGAGCCAAACAAGACGCTCGAATCGTCCGTTCCGGAAAGCGTCTATTACGATCCGGCGTACCCTGACGGGCGCGTGTATGTCGTGCCGGTTCCGGATACTGCGCTGACCATTACCCTGATTCACGACGAGGCATTTACGGCGATGTCGAGCGTTTCCACGGCGCTGTCATTGCCTCCTGGCTACGAGCGCGCGCTACGCTTTGCGCTGGCGGTCGAGTTGGCCCCCGAGTTCGGCAAGACGCCATCTCCGATTGTGATCAGCACGGCCGCCGATTCGTTTGGCCTGATCAAATCTCGAAACACGCAGCCGCAATATTTGTCATTTGACGCAACGCTGACGAGCGGAGGATGCTCGCTGGCTGATTTCCTGGCTGATGCCTGATGCGCTTCCAGATAGCCGCCGACCTTGAATCACGCGACGGCACGCTTGATGCTGATGCGCTTCTGACCAACGCCTTCGCCGAGATTGTCGGCGATGACTCGGCGGCTATCAAGCGGTCAGGCTGCGCAGAGCTTGGAGCAGTCACGGCTGGCGCAGGGCAACTGCTCGCCAGCATCGCCGGAAAGGCGCTGTCCGTTGCCGGCGACGAGCTATCAACGATCACCGTATCGCCGTTTTCGATTGACGGCACGGATGCGCTCGCTGCCGCGTTTGCCGATCTGCCGATGACAGCGCAGAACGGCGCCGACGTGCTGATGCTCAAGAGTCGCAAGGAAGCCTGGGTCTATGCGCCTTGACCTGGCCGCCGACCTGCGCGCGCGCATCGGGGCGCCAGACAAAGACGCTCGCCTGACGAATGCGTTTGTCGAGGTCAAGGCTGGGCCGGTGGCAAAAAACAGCGCATATCCGGCAAAGAAAGAAACGTGCGTGCGCAAACGTCCTGGGTGCGCGACGACCGGATACGACTATACGACGCCGATTCAGGGTGCTGGCGGCAGTCTTCCGTATCTGATATACGATGATACGTTCAGCGCGTTCGATGCGGTTCCTTCAACCACCTCGCTAATCGGCGATCTGGTCAGCGGCTACTACGCAATGGTCGATGATCCTCCAACCTCGCCGGGGCCGGGAGATGATTACTGGAGCGTGACGCCTCCAACGTCTGATCGGTGGCGAGGTACGGCAACGATTGGACTGTCCGATACGCCATCGGCAACCGATCCGGCAAACGTGATTGGCGCGCAGGCTGGGTCAAAGGCTGCCGCCGCGAAGTGGTTTGCAGAAGTCACGATTGCTGCCATTTCTCCTGGCCTGAAAACGCTTTATTACTCGCACCCTGTGTGGGGCGTCAATTCCAAGATATTCGGCACAAGCTATACCTATGTCGAGGAATTCGGCTATGGCCGCATCAAACAGGACACACAGACGCACGACGACGCCATCACATACCCAGCCGACTGGCCAGCAGGATCAGGAGTATGGACGGGAATGTTTTCGGTGCCAGATGACGTTATCGGAATCGTCTGCAAGAAGAAAACAAAGACGTCATTTTCCGTGCTATCAACCGGAGCAGTAGGCAGAATAGATACATCCGATTTGCCATTATCTCCAGAGTCCGTCACAGCGCTTATTACCATTTCCGGGTGCGATCAACCGGAGTACAACGGGACGTTTTACGCTTCGCGGGATATATCTAATCCGCTTGATGGCTATCTGTATTTCACGCTGAGCGGTGTTCCAGCCGCTTCTCCGGCGACCGGAAGCAAGTCAATGGATTATTGGGTCGAGCTATGACGACCTACGCATTATCCGTCACAGTCGCTGGACAGCCGTTTGACATGATGCAATATAATGCCGCCGAATCTCTGACTGGAATATTCTTCAAATCAGCGTATGATGCTTTCAACTTCGAGAATAACGTGCTGACGAAAATAACCGACGCTGATTATCCGGGCTGGAGCGTAGTGACGCCGACGAGCATCACTCGGTCAGGCTCGACGGCTACGGCAACGCTGCCGTCTGCGGTCAATTGGGAATCTGGCGCAACAGCAACGGTTGCCGGCGCTGCGCAGACGGAATACAACGGCGATTTTGTGATTGCCGTTACTGACTCAACGCACTTTACCTATACCGTTACCGGCACTCCGGCGACACCGGCAACCGGCACAATCACGATTACCTGCGGGCGCACGACTGTACCTGGCATCGTCTATCTCGACTCGTATTTCTTCGTCATGGATACCAATGCCGTGATTTACAACTCGGCGCTGAACGATCCGACATCATGGGATGCGCTCGACATCATCACGGCAGAGAAAGAGCCTGGCGCGGGCGTTGCACTGGCGAAGTCGCAGAGCTACGTGATCGCACTCAAGGAGTGGTCCACCGAGTTCTTCTACAACAACGGAAACTCTCCTGGCAGCCCGCTTGAGCCAGTGCTCAGCGCCTTTACGCTGGTCGGATGCGCGTCCGGCGAATCTGTCGCGGCGCTGGACGAAACGATCTATTGGGTGAGTCGAGCGCGCCAGCAAGGGCCGGCAGTGCATCGCATGGCAGGGCTGGAACAGACCAAGATCAGCACGCCGGACGTTGATCGCATCCTCGCTGCCGACGCGCTCGATGATGTCTATTCGTATGGCGTCAAGATCGCCGGGCATAGCTTCTACGTCCTGGGGCTGCGTGATACCGGCGTGACACTGGCGTTTGACGCCACCAGCGGCACCTGGGCGAGATGGACAAGCCTGACGGCGCGCGCGCCAGCATCCTGCACGATTGCGCAGACTGGCGGTGTCGCATCGATCACATGGACGGCGCACGGCCGGTCAGACGGCGATCCGGTCGTGATATCCGGGGCCGATCAGAGCGCCTACAACGGCTTGCAGCAAGTGCGGTACGTGGATGCCAATACGCTCGCGTTTGACGTGCCATCGGCCACCACAAGCCCTGCCACAGGGACGATTGTGGCGGTAGGGTATGACGAGAGCTATTTCAAATATTCGCGCTACGTGGCCGCGTCCGGCCGTGATCTGGTGTTGCACGAGACAACCGGCGAACTGTGCGAAATCTCGGCAGACGAGACGCTTGACAACGGCGCACCGATCTTCTTCCGGGCGCGTACCGGCAAGTTTGACAACGGCAACGAGCATCCGAAATCGCTAGCATCGCTGCGCGTCGTCGGACTCAAGCAAGGCGGTGAGGCTATGGTGCGGTGGTCCGATGACGACTACGCGACCAACTCAAAATGCAGGCCTGTCGATCTCGGCGCTGAGAATGCGCGCTTGCGGCGGTGCGGTTCGTTTCGCCGGCGAAGCTTTGAATTGATGCACGTCGGAGAATCTGCTGTGCAGGTCGCGGCGCTTGAGCTTGATGTTGCAAAGGGCTGATGATGAGGGACACAAAATGAGCACGGCAGACTACTCGGCGCAATTGCAGCGCGAGTCCGACTGGCAACGGCAACTGATGCAAGACAGGCAAATGCGAGACAATCCATGGCTTTCTCGGGCAGGCGACGTTGGGTGGGAATTGCAGCCAGACGGCCAATACCGGCGAATGATCAACGGCATCACGCAGACCATGCCAGCGGGCATTCTTGCCGGTAATATGCAGGCGCAGGGCATGGCGCAGCAGGTGTCGAATCCGGCAACCATCGGCGGGAATACGGATTACGTCGGGCAACTCAAGGCGCTTCTGGGCGAGCGGCAGCAGTCTGGCGGCGCCAGTTCGGTGCCGCTGACGAACCCCTACGAGCAGCGCTTGCAATCGCTGATGAGCAACCCGGACGAAA